AAATTTACAAATGATCCTAAGTCAATTTCTGACTGGACATATGTTGCTCCGTTCGATGTTACTATTCCTCTGATAAAAAATGAATCACTTTTAGCCATGGCTTTCCGATGTAGGCGAGGTTTATGAGCATTACCGACTAAATCCTTTGGCCGAAGGCCCAAATCTTATATGAAAACCAACCTACCGCTCATTATTAGTGGCCACTGTACTGCCGTCTAATAATAATAATTCGCTAAAAACTAGCGAACGCTTGTATCTTTTAGCGGTATATATATGCTTTTTTTGAGGTTTAAACGGAAGTGTATATATATAATACCCTATTTCGATAGTATATGACACACCTATATAGAATAATATGCCGAAAAAGAAGTGATAGTTTAAAGTGGGGTCATCCAGACTTAGTATATTGGATGCCTAGAAGGGCTGGTTATACCAAAGATATAACCGAGGCTGGCCTATTTACAGCTTTAGATCTAGATGACTGTGCTGGTTATGGCTTTGATTGGTTTGCAGAGAGAGTGGAATAGATGAATCATCTTTTAAATTGTCCTAAATGCTACCATTCAATGCGATACAAGCCTTACATTGATGACAATGGGAAGGTAGATAGAAGATGGGTTTGTTATGACTGTGGTGGTGTGTTCCATGAGTAGGACAAATAAAACTAAACTAGTTAGTTTAGATGATGAATGTTGGAGGATCATACAAACTGAATCTAAACCCAGAATGCAATCTGTCTATATTAGGAATGCAATTAGACATTATTACAGATGGAGACAAGCTGATACAACGACATTAGTAGAAATAGAACAACAAGAGATCATAAAAGATGTCTTAGACCAAAGAGATGAAGCGTTAATGAAAATAAAAGGACTTGAAAAACGTCTAGAGCAACACATAGAGAAGGAAAAGCCTAGATTAAAAAAGTGGTGGCACTTTTTCTTTATTGGATTTAGATAATTAGACTGATCCATTCATCCAGAGTGCAGATAATACAGCTACAAGTCCAAGCATTATTTTCCATATTGGATGTTTAGGATCTGCCAATGTTTTTTCAACATCATCATTCATGATTATCTACTCTTGTGCTTTATCTCTTGACATAGATAATGCTCCTTGCCAATCAGAAATTGAATATTTTTCCATTTCAATTAAGTAATTTATAGCATTAGTTCCAGCAGTTCTAACATAAACATATAAATCTTCAACGATTAAATTATCTTTATCAATAATACTTTCTGCAAATGTACCTCCAGTATCTGATCCTCCGTTAGTTGTTGCCCAAGCAATTTGGTTATCATCATCTGCTCTCATAAAATTGGAAGCTCCAGTTGTTCCTAGATTATTTTTAGATAATTTTCCTATTGCATCAGGTTGTGTAGAACTGTTCCAAGTAGATGCCCATATCTTGAAATTAATTACTCGATACCCAGTTGTAAATTTTCCGTCGAACAAAGGAATCTTTTGAGGTAGGCCTGCTTCTGTTTCTGATTCTGTTACAATCCCTCTTGCTGTATATGATCCTATCTTCTTCATTTCTTCTTCCTCCTTCCTGCTGGTGTTTTCTTAAACGCTCTAGACATAGATTTAAAATTAACTTGACCTTTTTTAGATCCTGATTTGTACTTATGCTTATTCTTATTGCCTTTAACAAACTTCTGCCAATCATTTAATTCTCTTTTAGCAGTTTTCTTAACTGTTCTACCTACTGCCCTTTGTGTTTTTTGCGCTGATCCTATTGCTTTGTCAACAACACCTAGACCTATCATAGTTGCTCTGCCTGCTAATTGTGCTTCTTGTGGTTCCATTCCACGGGATTGAAATCCAGCAACTATTAATTGTTCAAGCGCAGTCTCTACTAGATCTTGGTTTTTTTTACTTACCATTGTAATCACTGTTGGCTAAGAGCAAGTGCAACGCTGTTTGCTTGTGTAGCTGCTTCTAATGTGCATTCCATAACATATGCAACTTTTACGTTACCAGATGTTAAAGTTCCGTTTTGGTCTACTGCCAGAAATAGAGAATCTACACCAACTAGGTATCCATTAGTGAACATTTGAGGAGCTACATCAAAATCATGTGTAGCAAAGCCAGTAGCGAAGTCTGCAGCTGCTGATCCATCTTCAGCAATTTGTGCATTATACAAAGCCATAGATCCGCTAGATACTAATGATTTATCGTCTGCAGTTACTATAGCTGTTTGTGATTGAGTAGTAAGTTGGTGACAAATTTTCAAAGCACTTGCACCAGAGATTGCGTCAACTGCTGCATCTGCATCTGTTATCTGGCAAGATATGTTATGGATCCTTAGTAGAGTAGACTTGCTTACTCCTAAATTTACAAATGATCCTAAGTCAATTTCTGACTGGACATATGTTGCTCCGTTCGATGTTACTATT